GTTCGTCCATTTTCGTTTTGATATTGCATCGCCTGAGATGGTGTTCAGGCAGGTGGACCTTAGCATTGTCAAAACACGCCTGTAGCGCGTGAAGCTGTGCAAAAGGCATTTCGTTATGTTCCGCTATGTCTAGTATCGTTTCTGGACACGAGTCTACTCTTTTGGTATTACCCGAATTTGAAAACGCTTCCCAGGCACCATATGAAACACCTTCGATCAGACTGGTGTTCATGCCATGCTTAGCATCAGCCGTCATGAGCATTCTTGCGAAATTCTCATAGACTGGCACACCCTCGTAGAGCTTGAAATACATCAGGCCCAACGATTTGAGGTAGTGCCCCAACCATCCGTTCTTAATGATGTCAGGGTTGATGCAAGTTGACACTGATGTGATCAGTTTACGCAACTTCTGAACGTATGTCCACTTCCCATTTGCGGTCCGGATGAAATGACCGCTGCAGAACTCAACAGACCGCGCATCAGCACGATATATAAGTTTTGCATCAAGGCCGAACAACATGTAAGTGTTGTACAGGTTGGAGCGTGGGCTTACTCCGTATGAATCGTCACCCTTTAGCACGAACAAGTCGAAAGTGCCGCAACTGCACTGGCCAAGCTTACAATTGGCAGAACAGTAGTTTATGCACATAAAATACATTGTAGATATGTAATTCAACACACCATTACCGAGACCGGTGTCCAGATCTCCGGAGCCACGTGTGAACGAGAATGTTGCCTTAACACCATCCCCGGTCACAACTGGCTTAATGCATTTTGCAGCAAACACAGTGCGCATGTCCTCTATCTCACCTTCACAACCGGTCATACGAAAAACTTTGTCGTAGACCAGATACTCAAGGCCAAGTAGACACTCACGTTGTGTGGCTTCATACTTCGACATGTCATTTTCGAACATGCTGTCACAATGCTTATAAAGTCTTTCGAACTTTTCGCCGCATTTGGTGTAATTGCAGGCGTTCGCCACTTGCGGTAACTGGAAGAATGCATCCTCCAGTCGCGCAATAAAGCGCGCATAGATGACATTGAACTTGGGATCTCTCCCCATGATCATGCGTGGTGACTTTCCTTCGTCAAAATAACGTTCATTTTTGACGAAGGCGGCAATTTTTGAGTTCATAGCAAGGTTGTTGTTCCCCTCAGCTATTTGTTTATATGCTTTGAGAAACCGGCGCCGTGAGGCGCCAGGTTTACTCTTAACATATTGTTGGAAGTTGAATTCTGGGCGGAAGAACTCTGAGATCTGTTTTGCCAAATGATCTACAATTCTGTCCAGAAGACGAAAATCAATTTGTTTACCCATTGGGGGCGGAGTGACTTTCAAGTACCGCTGGCCCAATGATTCCAACTGATTATGGATGCAGTTGGACATCACGACGGTCGGTTGAGGGTCTAGCAGCGGAACAGATAAAGTCGGATCTGTGTGAAGGTAGTCCAGAACCATAGACGCAGCACGTCCGTAGGCCCCAGCATACCCATTTCCAGATACTTCATCAGCTTTTCCCCTGCCCAGATGGTCTGATACCCTGCGTACTCCAGCCAGAGTTTGTCGCATGTTTCGTCCCATGACCGATTGGTACCCTCCCAGAGATGTTTGTAGGTGTCCGAGGATTGGGAGGACACCTCTGTCAACCCTGCCATCACCCATTCCATAAAGTCGCAGGATTGGGTCACGGTATGTGCATCCCCTGGTGGGGCGTACCATCGCGTTTCGTAGTCTGTGCTCACACACTGAAACCGTAGCCCGTTTCCACTCTGGTGTTTTGAAGCGGAAACGAACATCTTCAGTCCCAAATCCGGAACAGACACGGCCACACATTTCAAGATATAAAGCGTGGCTGACCCTGTCATGTACGCCACTTCCCAAGCGCGCATTAAGAGTCCTAAGGTTGTTGAGAAGTGATATAATGCCAGTACAACCAGAAAGACTGACATCAATTGTGACACGCGGGATCCGGGCAACCAGGCTAGCCCAAAATTCCGCGAAGGGTCTCGTTCACCGTACAGCATCGCGTTTTGCGCGTTGTCACAAGCACGCTGCACTGTGAACCTCACTCTGACACTGTAATGTTGATCTGCCTCCAGTGTCTTTTCGAGGCCCTTTGTTATGACCCACTTCTGGGCCAATCGGTGCACATGCGCCAACCTTAGCGCACGATCTTCTGCACCGTTCACCTTGTAACTCGTCTGCATATTAAATGCAAGATACGAGAACAACTCCGGTACCATGAGTTCATCAGTAAGGTGATGGTTGCTGAACCCATGCAACGCTGAGTCACTCTGTGAGTGTGTGTCGAACTTAGGCCATTGCAAAGCGTCGCGAATGGCTTTAACAGGTCGGAAACTCCACTCATGGTGTCTCAGGTTGCGCGGCACTATTTCAGCCGCTGCCGGCACGACCGGCTCCACATCGGGCGCGATGGAATGCGCACACAATGTGAAATCAACATGCCCACATTTAGTGCAGACAAATTGATCGGATGGTGATATGGTGGCCTGATTAGCCGTGACCCAATTGTTAAATCTGGCCAAAGCTTGAGCGTCAGGGTATACCACATCGCGCCCGCGGAGGTAAATGCTGGTGTTGTGATGTTCAACGACCTGTTGTTCAAGTCGGTGGCCAGCATGTTTCACCCCAGGGCGACGTTTATCAACGTCGGCGCGTTTGTTGTTGCTTTTGGGCCCTACCCGGTGCTGCACAGCATCTGCAGCATCGACTATGAGGTTGGCAGGACGTTTCCCTTTTCTTACAGGTTGAGTACCTGGCTGAATATTTGACATTTCGGCGGTATGGAAGAAGAAGGAAGGCATGCCATGCAGAAAGGCTACACCCGTATTTTATGCGGGCGCGCCTTCACGCATGGTAGTGGCTTTCCACCACACTCGATGTGTGATGGCCGGTGTGTTACAAACAACACAGTGTTTCGTTCGGGTTGCGAGAGACGGGCCGGGCCTAAGCCTGGGGCGCTGCTCAAGT